TTCCAGTAGATTGCATCCACACGCCAGAAGAAAGAGTTTTCCGTTTTATTTTCCAATTTGTTCCGTCTGTATATCCGTAGTATTTATAGGTGGCATCTGTATCGGACTGAATGAAAGAATAAGTAGACCCACCTGAAGCAGCGAGAAGTGATTGGAGGGTTTCTTCGGTGGCGACACCGTCAATAAGTGGTCTCAGTTTTCCTTTTTTATCTGTTGCTGCCATATCATTCTTATAAAAATAAAACTGCCAAACGATAATTGCTTGGCAGTATACTTATTAGGCCGAAGCCGAAGCTACTGCCAAAGATGACTATTCTTCTTCGATATACACAGAAGCGCTGTGCGTTCCATCAGTTGTCTCAGTAACAGTCACTTTGATGTGCGTAAGTGAAAAACCAGAATCATCGAGGTCCACGGCTACGAGGTCTGAACCGTTCGCCGAAAGTGTTTTGCTTCCTACAAGAGTCAGAACACCTGTGGCGTTATCACGAAGGATGTTCAGAGGAACAAACGTTGTTCCATCCACGGATCCAGATACGGTGAAGGCGCTCGAACCAGACGTATGGTCTGCGCGGGTCAGCATCAAAACGACCTTCTCTGCATATTTCACTGGTATGGCTTCAGATGTGGTTGTGGCTGTTACGCTGTCTAAGGCGGTTATGGTTCTCGATGTCATAGTTGTATATGCGATAGTATTTTAGTTATAAGTTCCTCTTGTATGCTCGCCTTGAGCATTTTATCATCTCTTTTCGTCCGCTCGGCTTCAAGGTAGTTGTTGTGGCAGGCTTCTTTCAGTTCGATAAGGAATTGGTAGTCCTTCACCTTCTCGTAGTTATCCCTCGCCCAGATAAGGAGCTTGAAATAGTATCGGATTCTATTTGCTTTGTATTTGATAAAATGAAACATTATTCTTCTCGTGATACCAGACAAATTATGAAATTTTCGTCAGCAGTAGCATTGGATATCGTTATAGTATAGGTTCCTAGAAAAGGAAGCATTGTTATATCAGAGAGTGTTCCTGTTTCCGAGGTTCTTTCGTAAATGTTCGTACCGTCAGGATTGACTATTTTTATGTCATAAATAGTCGTTTCTGTCGCTGGTGTAACGATTATATTATAACACAAACAGTTCAAATGCGAAAGGTTCCCTTGGAACGTTCCACCGACGGTTGCCCCTGTCAATTTTGCATTGAAAATTCTCATTCGAGGATGCTGTTAATAGCTTCTGATACAGGGGCTTCTGGAACGTGTGATCCAGAATGCTTGTCGAGGTGCCACTGAGATTTACATTCTTTTCCACAGACATCGCAGGTGAATAATTTCACTTCTTTTTCAACGACTACTTCAGGAACGATTTCTACTGGAGTCTCTTCTTTTTGCATCGACTCAAGGGTGACCCATCGTCCATTACGAGAATAGAGTTGTGACATATTTTTTCATTAAAGATTCTACTTGAGAGGGAAACCAATTCCCTCTCATAAGAATATTCAATTATATAACGTGGTAAGAAACTTTGCAGACGGCTGTACCTGTTCCAGTTGTGAACGCAGCAGATTTGTTTCCAATGAAGACACCAATTCCGTTTATTGCTGTCGTAGCAATAGCAGAAAGGTCTTTTGGAATCCTGAGCGTCAATACTCTGGCAGTTGCGCCAGTAAGGACGGTAGCAGCAATATCAGCGTGTAATGTCGTTCCAGCTCCGTTGACAGTGTTTGCATATTGCAGGTTTACAACACCACCACCAGCAAACTGGGTGGCTGTTCCTGTCAGATCGAGCATGAAACTGTCCAAGACAATAGCTTTTCCAGCGACGGCTGGGACAATTTCCACTGAAGCGGCATACATACCGTTTAATTGTGCAGCAGTGAGAGAGACTTCTTTGTATTGAACAGTGCTTTGGTCTAATGCCGCAGCGTTCACTACACCTGCTTGTGAAATGATTTCTGTTTTTACTGTACCGTTCTTTACAGAGAAACCTGCTCCTGTAGATACGTGTTCGTATTTGTGTGCCATTTTATTGAATGTTAACCATTAAGGTGGGAGGGAATCACACCCTCCCAGTAGGACTGAGATTAGACAGTTCCGTTGGATCCGTACCAGTCAAAAGGCATGTTGACGATACCTTGCTTCCAGATACCCATACAGTTCGTACGGATAGCTTCGTTGTTCTGGCGAATAGGCTCTTGGAGAGTTGGTTTCAAACCGATACCAAGTTTCAAAGAGTTCTCGAGGCTCGATACACGAGCAAACCAGTAATTGCGGTTTGCATAAGAGATATAAGGAGTAGCGATAATGGTCTTTGTTCCAGAGTAGATGTTGATGTCAGCAACTGCAGTAGGCTTGATGTCTTTTGCGAACAGCTTGATTGCTTCGCGTTCGTTAGCAGAACCTTTCTTCACGATAATGGTATCAAAATCGAGAGGAAGTTCTTTTCCGTCAGCAGTAGCAAAACGTCCACCGTATTCTTCCAAAGCTTCTACAGCTGCCATGTTGAGAACTGAAGTAGTAGCGTTCGAGAAGGTAGCAGCACCAGGAGTGTTCCATGTGTGCGTACCGATCAAAGCAGCTGCATCAGGAGCGGCATAAGAAGTTGTTACGAAAGCGTTGTTCAAGAAAGAAAAAGCTTCTGCAACGAAATTATGGGTGTTGTCGGCCATCAAAGCGTTACGTTCACGCATGAGGTAAGAATCAACCTTGAGGGTCGAATCATTCTGCCAACGCTTGTAGTCTTCAAAAGGAACTTCGATAGCACCTCCAAAAGTATTCTCTTGGATTTGTACGGAGTAACCATCTTGCAGTCCCAAGAGTGGTGGAGTTTCTCGACGAGCAAGTTTCTTTGAACCTGTCATTCCTTCTGTCGATGTGAAGATTTCGAACACTTCGTCGGTTGAATACATATCGACAATTTTGTTGTCAACGTATTGGTCCAACTTGTTGCTCATTCCGTTATCAAAGGATTTCTTGATTCCTTTGACAGCCTGGAGGGCAAATTCTTGTGGAGTCATAATGTTTTATTACCTTTTTTCGATTAAAAAAGAGGCTTGTTAATTCTTACCGTCACTCCTGCTGTGCTTCCGACAACGCCTGTATCTTCTCCGATACCTACTTTCAGAACACCTGTTGCTGAAGCGGCCAAGTTTACGACCTGAGTTGTATCAACGATATCGTAAGCGACACCGCGGTTTGCTGCTGCGAAGTTCGCGCTGGTTGTTCCCACGAGCGTGAAATCGTTACCGACGGTCACTTCTACAGACGTACCACTGTTGGCTACGTGTCCATCTGGACAAAAAGCAACGGCGGTTGAAGCTGCAACGGCTTTGATGATAAGACCAGAAGCACTCGTTACGAGGTCTCCAGCTTCGAGGGCTGTAGCTGTAGCGATTACGGCTCTGGTCAGTCGGACTTTTTCTCCATCGCGGAGCTTGTATTTCCCTGCTGCCATAGTATTGTAATTAGATTATTTACTGTATGTGTATCCGATAGGCATCTTTTGCGCCAGTCGGTCTTCCCTGTTATCAGCAGATGATTTTCTGCCGTCTTCTTTTTTTGAACCATCATTTTTTGATGAGAGTTCACTGGCCATTTCCATTTTCTTTTTATCGATATCGGTATAGTCAGCTTCGCCAGAGAGGATTCTATGAGCCTTAACAAGTTGCTTATAGTAACCGTCTTTTGAATTCGGGTTGAGTGAGTTGTCCATTTCATCGAGCAACTCTTGCCATGCGACAGCGTCCGTAAGATATTTTGGATGAGCCTCAAAAAAAGCAGTCCGTTGATTATTCTTTTCTTCGGCTTCTTTTTGATTGAGTCTTTCTAAAACAGGTTTTACTTTTGCGTCGACTAAGGATTCGATGTCGACAGTGCTCTTCTTTGAATCTTCTTCTTCATCAAAGAAACTCTCATTGTCATCTTCCTCTTTTTTCGGCTGGACAACCTTTCGTGCCTCTTCAAGCTGTCGTTCTAGTTCTCGAGTATTGAGTTCCATTTCGCGCTGCTTTCGGATGGCTTGGTTATATTTTCCAGTCGATATGACTTCACCGTCTTTGATGAAATCATCTTTTTTTGGTTCATCTTCCTCGGACTTCTGATCTTCCTTTACAGGAGGAACTACCTCGTCTTCATCGGTCGACTCAACCACGGCTTCCTCTTCCTCTTCTTCCTCTTCTAATTCGATGAATCGGAGAAGATTCTTTTCTTCATTCATAATTTCTTTTGCTCTAACCAGTTTTGAACCTTGGTGGCATCCAAGTATGAGCTATTATAAATTAAAAACTCCAATACATTGAGTAATGGAGTCTTGTTCTAAATATAAATCATCACAAAAATATTTAGAACAAAGCTCCGTTCCTGAATGTGTGATGATTTGGAAAATTATTAAAAAATTACTTCTTCTTCGTAACTTTTTTCTTCGAAACCTTTTTCTTTGCTGGTGCTTTCATATCAGCATGGTCCATCATTGGATTCATCATCGGGGTCATCATTGGTTTTCCATATCCTGATGGCAGTGGCATCTTTCCCATAACATTATATTTAAAACTAATAATTTCTTTTCTTCATTATAACATTTTTTTCATCATCTGTCAAAACAGTTTTTTTCTTTGGTGTACTCTTGATGATTTGTTCTCTGAGCGTAGAAAAA